AACAACAGGAAAGGTGCGTGATACACAACTTGAATTAGAAAAGAAAGACAACTCATATATATGCAGAACTATGGCGGATGTCATAGATGCACTAACAACAACCGAGCAACAACATGACCAAGAACAAATGGTCGCACGATTAAAACAAGTGAAAGAGATAAATGGATATTAATTACCCATGTAGTGAAGAACGTATGGATTACGTTCTGCCTATGAAAGCACAAGACAAAGTCTACATTGCGGTGCGTAAAGGCGAAGACATGATTCTGTCTGTTGACGCAAGCAATGCATTTACATATGTCTTCTTAGGAGATACTCCAGATGATTTAGCAGATACTATTCATAAGTATTTGCCAGACTCAGATGACTGGGATGCAACTCCTATCAGTGTTTATGAGTTGCTCGATAACTGGCGTTCAGTCATGTACAAGGGGGAGCCAACACTTCTGATGGGTTGCACCAATAGATTTGCAACAACATCTCTACTTGTAGAAAATGGGCACGTGTATCCACATGTCTACCAGTTACTGACTTACTTTGTTGACTCAGAAGGAACACCATACAAATACAACAATGCGCTTGTATGTTCTTCTACACCGCAGAAGCTACAAACAATCATGTACTCCTTAAACAACGATGTCCTAGATAAGTTTTTTAATGGTGATTACAAGATGGTCACAGAGACATTAATTCAGATTGGCAGAATCAATCCAGTCGTGTACTGTGATGGTTCGCTATCACACGTTGGTCAATCGCTTGGCGTTTCACTGCATTACAGAAAGATGAGAGATAACAATGTTCAATCCTAAAGATCACTTCATTAACTTAAAAGGCAAGCAGTACTTGCCTGTTGCTGCACGTATTGCTTGGTTCCGAGAAGAACACCCAGACTGGAGCATCGTAACAAAAGCAGTACCGGAATTATCCGGTACTGACTACTGTACGTTTCATGCACAGGTGTGTGATAGGAATCACATAGTTCTTGCAACTGCCCACAAGACTGAGCATGAGAAACATTTTGCTGATTACCGAGAGAAGGCAGAGACGGGTGCTATTGGGCGAGCACTAGCCCTGTGTGGGTATGGTACATTGTTTGCCCAAGAGTTAGAAGAGCCTATTACTCCAGCAGGTGACATACGCATTGTTGATGCGCCACAACAAGCCAGAGCGTCTACACTAACAGCTGGCAAACAATTTGCCTTAGAGTGTAAACGCATATGGGGAACAGACATATCTCCACAAGATATGAAACGCGTCTTTGCACGATTGGCAGGACATACAGATACTACAGAAGAAAATCTAAAGTTAGTCATAGAAGTATTAATGGGATTCAACACACCGGAAGAAGCAGAGTCGGTGTTCTTGGCAGAGGAGGAATAAATTGGATACAAGTAAGTTTGATATTATTGGCGACGCATACTACGACATTGAGACAGGAGAGTACGCTGGTCCTGTAGACGGATGGCTTGGCGAGGAGCTTAAAACAGAAGACGACGTTCTTTTAGCAATGCAACGTTTACTAAAATACGAGACCGAACTTAAGGCAGAAGAGTTGGCTATGCAATCTGTAATTGACAGATGCAAGCAGTTAGTCAAGGAGAAAGAACGCAAAGTTCAATGGCTTAAAAGCCGATACGGTGATCAGATAGCTGACTTTGCAGAAAAGCAATTAACTGGTAAAGCCAAAACATGGAAATGCCCATGGGGTCAAGTTGCGTTTCGTACAGTTCCACCATCGTTTACTATCATGGATGAACAGAAAGCAGCCATGCTTATACCCCTATCTTGCGATGCAGTAGTGCAGCAATACAAAGTATACAAAAGCAAGATTCCCAAGGAAGTGCAACTTACTTTAGTAGAGGAATATCCAGATGTATTCTGTGTTTCTCAACCTACTGAAAATGTCACTATCAAAGCATTGACAGCAAGTGAGGTGGCGGATGAAAGATGAGATAGTACACATAGGCAGTCTTCCTGACTCAGTACACGTAAGCGATGTCGGCATTACATTTAGTGCCGACATTGACTTTGATCAGTGGTATAGGCTGATGATGACATTGCAACGCCTAGAGACTGCTTTCCAGTTTGGTATTGGTGATGTGCTTAACTACGGGAGTGTTAAGTATGGAGAGAAGTACAGCCAAGCCATGAGTGCTACTGGATATGCATATCAATCGCTTGCAAACTGGGCGTGGGTAAGCAAGTCTGTTCCTATAGAAAACCGTGTGTCTGGCCTTAGCTGGACACACCATAGGATAGCTGCGTCTCTACCTGTTGATCAGCAAGCATCTGCCTTATCTATGGCTATGGCTAAAGATATGTCGGTAGGACAATTTAAAGATGAAGTCAAAGGAGTGTCGGACCATAAAGAACTAACAACCAAGTCTGTAGCAATACCAGAAGGCTGGACAGTAGATGATGTAAACAAGGCACTCGAACTTATAAGCACATCTCCTATTCCACTTGCCGATGTATATGAAGCAGGGCTTACAAAACTATCAGAGGAAGAAACAAAGGTGCAGAGATACTGCGACCAATGCCCGTATAACAATTAGAGGTAGTTATGATTACAGTCTTTAATGGCAAGTCTTTTGGCTTGTCTGGCGAGCGGTCGTCTGGATTCGTCCAGATAGACCGCTTACTTATCAATCACATAACATCATTCACTCCATCCGGATTTGTCGTGTTCATGGCTTTAGTCATGCACGTAGACAATGATGGTTACTGCTGGCCAAGTATAAAGAGGCTTGTTGAATGCACTGGGCTTTCCGAGACAACAGTCAAGACGGCACTGCATTATCTGACAGGCATGAAGATAAACGACAAGAGACTTCTTGAGATTAACGCTCGAACTTCTCCTAGTGGGAGAACAACAAGCAATGGCTACAAGTTGTTTCCAGATTCTGTAGAGCACGATCCAGATGTGAAGGTTACATCAGTTAAACAAGAGCGGAAGGACACGGTAAAGGAGGATGATCCTGCGTTTATCTTATACAAGCAGTTTAAGATAGCTAGATACAAGTTTCCAACACTTGAGTTGTTAACTATTTCTGATAAAGAATGGAAGGATGTGCGACTCACCATTTGGCAAATGCATAAGGCTGGAGTAACAGTTGACGACATACATATCCGGACAATAGAGTTACTGAGTAAGTGGAAGCCAGAAATGGTAACCGTGCGGTCACTATGGAAGCATTGGGATACATATGCATCCCCATCGTATGCAAACACGACAACATCAATAAACGTGGAGGATTGGTTTAATGACAGTAACGGATAAATTATTGGCGATTCTTTCGCAGTTGCCTAGTGGCATCACTTGGAATACAACGAGTGAGACCGTTTATAGAGTAGCAGTCAACGGATTGCAGGATGAAGACATAAAGTTAGGGGCGCAACGGATACTAACACATTGCAAGTTTCGCCCTACACCATCTGAGGTGTTGCTCAACGTGGCTATAGAAAAATATGGAGATGCACAACCTCACATGGTCACATATGACATTGTCGAAGGCATTCGATGTGGCACACCACCTGAGAAGTTACATCCAACTGTAATGCTAGTCTTGCGTAAGACGGGTGGGTATAAAGCGTGGCGAGTCGAAGCTCCAGTCAAGGGACAGCAACTACAGGAGATCATCAACGAGATACATATCCACAGATTGACGGAATACATTAATGACAACAAATCTTAAGAGCCTTGGCTTTAATATAGAAATCCCATCGGACGTTATGAGTGAGCAATCACTCATAGCGTCTGTACTAATTGGTGGTAGGCCGTTATTCAGGAACGTAACTAACGTAGATAAAGGCATGTTTTACAGGGTGGCTCATAGCCTCATATGGGAAGCATATACATCTCTTGATGCATCGGGTCAAGACATAGATATTGTTACACTGAATGAGGAGCTGACTAAACGCAATGCACTTGAAGCGTGTGGTGGCCTAGCCTACATAATGCAATGCGGAGAACTCCTTCCTACTACTGGAAACTACGAGAGTTATGTCAAGTTAGTCATTGAATACCACAGGCGTAGGGAGATTATATTTGCATCAGAACACGCAAGTAAACGTGCTTCAGTCGGCGACGATAGCATAGATGTAATTGTGGCTGATTTAAATAAATCTGTTTCTGGAACCTATTCCGGAAACACGACTGACGATTTATCTAAATTAATTTCAATAGCATCTGACACAGCTATACACAGAGAGGAAGATGAGACAGCATTTAGTGTGCCAAGTGGATTTGGTGAAGTAGACTCTGTCACTGGAGGATGGCGTGATGGTGAGTTAATTATTGTTGGAGGACGACCTTCTATGGGTAAGTCTAGTCTTGGGTTGCAGTATGCATGGAACGCCGCTCGTTTCATGCGTCAACTAGATGAGAAGGCTGGAGTCCTTATTGTTAGTGCAGAGATGTCTAAGGACATGGTCACTGCACGTATGCTGTCGATCTACAGTGAAGTAGACAGCCAAGTTATTCAGACGAAGAAACTGAACAACTACCAGAAAGATAAGCTACACAGTGTAGCTCAGGAGGCTAAGTCACTTCATGTCAGAATTGTCGCAGATAAGACTGTCACCCTTGGAGGAATCCGAGACGCCATTAGGGATACGCAAAAATCTTTTCATGTTGGCTTGGTGGTTGTTGATTACCTACAGATGATTGCAATGCCATCGTCACACAAGTCAGAGAATAGAACTCGTGACATTGGTGTAATCAGTCGTGGACTCAAGGACATAGCCCGTGAGTACAAGTGTCCCGTCATTGCGCTATCGAGTCTGTCTAGGGCTGTAGAGCAACGACAGGATAAACGACCAATGATGTCTGACTTGCGAGAGTCAGGAGATATTGAGTCAGACGCTGATGTAATCCAGTTTATATATAGAGCTGGCTATTACGAGCGTAGTCAAGACGGGCAACAGGACGAAATGGATAAAGCAGAGATCATCACGGCCAAGAATCGAAATGGCAAGACTGGTATGTCACTGCTAAACTTTCAGTCCAACTATGCTAAGTTCAGTGATTTTATTCTTGGTGAGTTTGACCTCTAGGAAAGAAACACTTTTTTACTGTCGGAATTAACTGTCAGTGTTTTACCCAAGACTTTAGCGAGACTACGTATGGAAACGTATGTAACGTTATTACGTTGAATGTATTGCACTGGCAGTGGCTTTCCATCAAGAGTTGGCCCTTCAGTACCCCAAGCCAAACTTGCATCAACCTCATTCTTATCCATAAATAACTCTAGTGATTTACGCAATGGTGCAAACGTCCTGCCATTTTCAACAAGTGCTTCAACAAACTTACTGTTAGATGCGTTACATATCTTCCAGTCAACTTCAGGCGTTACCAAGCTCCAAGGTTTAATAAAGAATACGTTAGACTTATTACGCCCACGGTACAGATTAGGCCTCCTAGCAACCATGTAGCCATTACGACTTCCATCATTATTGCTATTGCCCTCCACGGACATTAAGGCTCCGTCGTCATTTCTACCTGTGACAATACCGATGTGATAAGCATCATCACCAGTAACCAGAAGTACAATGTCACCGGGGGAACCCTGCGTCTTAAGAACACCGTGCTTGCGAGCGCTACTAAGCCATACGTCACAATCAGCACTAAAGCATAACGGCCAGTCAAGTCCACTCTGGTCCTCCCATTCCATTGCGACTCCGCTAACAAATGAAGCACACCAAAAGCTCCCGATTGGCGCACGTACATTTGTGTTCCACCTATCAATCAATGGACCACGGTTACTTCCAGTAGGTGACTCTTCTACACCTACATACTTATTTGCTATGTCAATGAATAACTTTGCTAAATCAGACATCTACTTATTCCTTGATACCAGTTCCAGCTGGTTTAAATAATCCACCAATTCCGGATTCCTTTATTACATCTACACCAGTTTTTGGATTAAGAGATTTTAATTCTTCTTCTGCTTGCTTGTACCTAGCAGATCCTCCAACTCGTTGACGTAACCACTTTTGATAATCGTCATCAAATAACGTTGCACCAGAACCAAAGAAGTTCATGATGTACGGAACAATATTCTGTTTTGCAATATCTTCAGATGACAGTTCTGTCCCCATGCCCGAATCATAATTTCGTTGCGCCATGTATTCCATGTCGTGAAGCATATCTTTTGTATTAACATTGCTGACTACATCTATTGCAAAACGACTCAACTTATCAGGCATTGCAGCCTTAATGTTTTCCTCGATAGCTAAGTACCCCGGAACATATTTAGCTGCATCAGGAACACCATATAACCGCAAGTTAGGATCGGCCTTCAACTGTTTGACATATTCCTCATATCCAAGATGACTTTCAAACGCTGGCTTACCTCCGAAGTCTCTTCCTGTAACTCCTTCTTTGATAGTTGCAACATATGGCGCAAGCATGTTTAAACCAAACTGCTTAACCCAGTACTCAATATTTTCGCCAATAGAATGTGTTCTCCACTTAGTCGCAACTCTTCCAGATTGACGAATTGCTCTACCTTGTGCACCCGGCAAGGTCATCATGTACGTAGTACCAAGTAGGTCTACCTTCATCATGCCTGAGTCATCCAATAATAACTCATCATAAAGTTCTTCCCATACCTGTGGCTTCATTTGAACACCACCGGAGTTGGCTGCAAGGATAGCAAGTATCTTAGGCGATCGCGTGATAATTTGTGTAGCCTTAGATGACAAGTAACCCATCAGCCACTTCTTTAAAACATATCCCTTGACCTCAGAACTCCATCCGCCCTTGTCTTGTCCAGCCCAAACCTTGTCTTCTATATTAGTGTTGGCTATTTTCCCAAAGCCTAGAGCTTCTGACACATTATTGACTGCGTGTTTACCTAAACGGTAAG